CATTCCGTTTGCAGCCAACTGCATAATAGATGTTCTTATTTGATTTGGATAAGAAACTGCCGCTGAACCAGGGACAATCCTAATGTCAACTAAGTTAAACGGAGTGCCGTCAAACTCATAAACAGAAGGCTGTTGGTCTTGACCAAGTAGTGAAAACTTATAACCAATAGGCAAGTATTCTTGGCATAGCATAATAAGATGGGTCGCCTGGTGAGCTTGAGCTGCTTCAATTTCCTGAACAGTCGGTGCCATTGCAACTTGATTCTCTTCGAGGAGGCGATCAAGATAAGCTGCGCTGTCACCGCGAGACGGAACAGAACCACCAACAGGAGAAGCCGTAAGGCTCAACGCCTCCAAATCAGCCATTGCATCCTGTCGCATTTGGTACAGGTGCTGCGGTATTTGAGGGGGAACCATGAAGGTTGGCTTCTCTTCACCATAAGGAATGTACTCGTAAATCTCACCAGCACGACCCTGAAAATTTGTGTCGTTAGAGCCCTGTGGCTTTAGCATGGGTGGGTCAGCAGTTCTTTCTGCAGCCCTAATCTCAATGTGCTCTACAAGGTCTAATCTCTTTTGGGCTTGTCGCAAAACATCAACGACACAAAGTCCCCATCCTCTGTCTGTAAACTGACGGTCTCTAAATGTAGAGTGAGGGTAGTCGTTATAGGGCAATCCATCTACGATCTTTATAATTTGATCACCAGTATAGATACACCTAAAACCTTTTCTATAATCAATTCCATACTTTGTCGAAACAACAGGGGAATGATAAAAGTCATAAACTTCAATCATTTGACTAGATGAGTACCCATAGTCATCTCTAAGACCAAAAACAGAATCAACTTCTCTAAACAAAAACCCATCTTCAGGGTCAGTAATTTTCTGGACCTTATCTAAGTCAAGGTCTGGAAAATATATCTCAGCCAAGTCAACCGGAATCATCTTTCTTTCAGCGTAGTTCATACACTGACTTACTGTAAGATGTCTCCACTGCGGGTCAGGAAAGAAGTTAAACGGGTGAACAGACCTAAGCCTTGGGAGTCCTGTCTGGTAACTGGCTGTGTTTAATTCTTTAACTGTCTGGAACGGAGCGTCAACCAAAACAGGCTGATCGTCTTCATCTAAAGCCGGGACACTGACCTCTGAATATGATGGTTCATCATTTACATACTGAATGTCTTCAACCCATTCTCCTGAATGAGGATCCCACTGCGTAGCAAAGATGCCGTTACCAAACACCATCATGTTCATCATCGCAGCATGCCTGGAATAAATGCTCTCTCTTTTTTCAGCAAAGTGAAGAATCAAAGAGTTTGCCACAGAAGCTCTTTTTCTAGCATCTCTGCTGTTAGAGCCTGGAACACATTCGGCCATCATTCGGGGAGAAGTTAACTTTGCATGGTACTTTCTAAGTTTATCTTGAACTTGAGGGTTGCTGCTCTCTCCACCACCAGGACCAAAAGAGCTTGGACGCTGTGTCATTGGATTAAACTCAATGTTTGTAAACCCAGCAGCAAATGCAGCGTTTTCATACCACCTGTACTCAAGCGGCTTTCTTGCATCTTTGTTTCTTGCTACACACTTCTTAACGTAATCAAGAACATTGTATTTTTCGTTTGCCGCCATTATACCATTCCATACGGGCCTTGAACGCCATACATACCAACCATACTTGGCTGTGAATACCTATTCGCATATCTATCTAAACGCGGCCTGGGGGGAGGGGGCGGCGCTTGATACACAGGCTCCTTTTCTTCTTCAAAAAACGAATCGACAACCCCGCCCACCAAGCCACCAGCAAGTCCACCTATGATTGTTCCAGCACCTGGAAGCAAGTATGAGCCGAGAGCAGCGCCTCCAGCAGAACCTACTGCCTCACCAGCACCACCCGTTGCGCTTTCTTTTTTAGGCTCTTCCTCTTCTTTCATATGCTCAATAAAAGAATCTTTTGCCATTTGACCAACCCCTGAAGAAACACCTTGAAGACCAAGCCTTGCTAGCTTTGACCCAAAAGAAGGTTCCTTTTGCTCATAGCCAATCATTTGCCTTGGCTGAAAAAGACGCCCTCTTGACGGCGGCATAAAAGGACTTTGTGGGTACATTGGGTTGTATCCGTACATCTTAGTATCCTTGGTATGGGTCAAACGCAAACAACGGGCCTACTGCTGGAAGCTCTTGGCCAAGCTCTCTATAAAGCCTAGCCTCTCTATCCGCTAAAACTTCTTTTATCTGACGGCCTGCTCTAGCTGGCATTTTCTTGGCGTCTGCTTCTCTGGAGAACCTTTCAAAGTCTTCACGAAAAGCGGGACTGTTGGCCATTGACTCGTCAAAATCCTTAAAAGCAGAATCAGGAATTTGCCCCGCAAGCTCATTATAGTAAATTGAAGGTGTTGGTATTTTAGCCCCAGCCTGTCTAACTGCCATGCGCTGCTCTCCGCTTGGGTCCATGTATCTTGTGTCCCCTTCGCCGAAAGTCTCGTCATAAGCTTCTCCCGCGACTCCACCTGCTAATGTTCCTGAAATAGATCCTGGACCAGAAAGCCCTTCACCCATCATTTGCAAATTTCTAGCATTTACTAGCCTGTTTATGGCTGCTTGTCGATTTAAATTCAAATCCGCTAAAACAGGATCACTGTGTGCGCCCCTTGCAGTTCCTGTTTGGTAAAGCTTTCTATCATAAGCAGGGCTGACTCTTCGCTTAAAGGGAGACCTTGCTCTTACTTCCATCATTCGCCTGTCTGCAAAGTCTGCCCCAGACTGGTACGGCGTAAAACTTTCTTCGTCCGGCCCTCGAACATTGCCAGTCCTTTTTGTTATTTCAGGAGCCAGTCTTTCATCTCGCATGGTGCTGTGCCGGAATGTGTTTGGCCCACTATCACGATTAATTCTCGACTCTTTTGGAACCATCATCAGCCTCTCTCGGCTAACTTCTTTGGCCATTCTCTTATCTGGAAACTCACCCCTATAGCTTGTTGGGCGATAAGGCTCATCAGAAAATTGAACAAACTTCCTTGGATTAACATAAGAAGGATCGTAGGCCACTTTATCCCCAGCCATCGCCCTTCTATACAAATCCGCAGCATCGCTTGCAGCTTTTTGCTTTTGCGGAACCCCAGATGCAGCAGAAAGGCCTGTGCCTGCTCCAAAGGGTAGCGATCCTCCAAACATAGCTCCAATTAAGGCAGGGTCCATGCCCCTTTCATCTGAAAATGAAACCCCTTCGGGCACATTTGGAGCCATAGGATTTCTGTTTTCAAATGTTGGGACAAAGTCTCCGTACCCCCCACCATCATAACGAACTCCCTTTAACTCTCTTCCAGGGTTTGTTGGCACTGTAGTTGGAAGAATAACAGGTACGCCGGGGTTATCTGCCGCGATGGCAAAGCCTGGGTTCCTGTTAGAAAGACCAAAAACTGTTGGGTCTACAAAAGTAGGGACTATTGGAAGCTCTCCGTATGCATCGATTAAGTCTGCTTCGGGATCATAAGCTCCAAACCTAGGGGTATTGCCTTCTGCCATAACCTACCTCTGTATCCAAAAATTTAACATTGCATTAGAATTATAATTTTTATTTCTCTTATTATTCGCCTTAACGGTCGCCCTTAAGTCATCAAATGTCAAGACTTTAGGTTGAGCCATTGGTATCTCCTTTCTGCATTTTAAACAGACACCTCCCGCTACTACAGCGTGTTGACACTCTGGCTCTTTTTCTTCTGGGGGCTGATAAAGCGTAGACCCCATGTATGGCAACTGACGACTGGCGTATATACCTAGCATTAAACAGGTTACCTCATCATCATGATATCTTTCACCTGTCACAGGGTCTGTACCATCCATAGCCTCTGGCAACATCCTCGAGCTTTTCTTAACAAAAACTTCTAGCTCTCTTAACGTGTTCGGGTTTTTAACAACACACATTCCTTTTTTAAAAAATGCAGTAGCTGCACTAACTGCCTCTGATTTACTTCGGCCAGTCATCCTCCAACCTAAGTATTTTGTTGGAGCTTCGTTCTGGATGTTGTCTGTATTCTTACGTCTAAAGATTCGATGAAGCGGGTAACACGACCGGAACAGGGCTAATGCTGCGGCTCCACATGAGTTAACCTCCGGTATCTGCCAAGCCATGTTATAATACGCCCCAAGGGCAATGGCTTCAGAGGCAGACTCTTCTGGGTAGCACTTCTCTCTAAAGTGGGCTACCTGAGTTAAAACATCTCCCCTTTTATAAACATGGATAACATTATAATCGCACTGGGCGCTTTGTCCTTCAGCGTAATCTGATGAAACAATGTACTCTTCTCCAGGTATAGGGTCTTCGTATATCCTTATCGGTCCAAAGCTCTCAGGAACAAACTTAAACATATCAGGCGTTACCTCATGTTTAGTTTTGCTAACCTGGCTCATCATAGCTTCTGGGTCTGGCTCTATAGCCTTCCTGCCATCCCTGGTTATTAGCTCACCCCTTACCGCCTTAGGTTCGTCTTTAATTCTTTCCGCTTGAGAGGCAACCTGACCCATATCAAAGATGGTGAGCGTAGAAGACATAAAGGCTTCACGCCAATGAGTGGGGTACTGGTTTTTAAATACCTTGGACTTACCGTCACAACGGTCCTGAATAGCCCAGCGTCTCCAGTCAATCCAACCCATAGGATGAAGCTTTTGAGAATCAGGTTCTTTATTCCACCTGGGAACAATATGTGTTTTTAATAAATCAAACTCATCGTCATCCAGGTTTAACAAAGACGAATACTTCTCTAGCCCAGTACTGTCTTTTCTCGAGAAACATTGAAGCCAGTCATAAAATAGGCCTTGGTTTTCTTTAGTAGGCTCTTGCCAGCACTGCTGCTCATCATCAAGCCACGATATAAACACAGGCTCAAACTCAGAACGACCAGCAACAGCCTCTTCCCATAAACGAGAATAAGAGTCACCACGGCTCTCAGCAGTTGTATCGATAACAATTGCACCTGTATTCTTCCTAACAGTAGGAAACATCTCTTTAATAATTGTGCTTTGATTACGGTACTTTGCAAACTCTGAGAGCAAAAGGTACTGAATAGTAGCACCCGTTCTTGCTAAAGGAGTTCTTTCTGTGAAGATAGATATGGTTGAGTTAAGACCGCTGTTTGGTTTAACACCACCTCTTTCCCAATTAAGAAGTTCTTCTTGGGGGATATCCCTTCTAAACTCCATAGGCTCTTTGAACGACCTGGAGTTACCCCAGCGCTCTGCTCTTAACGTAGACGGGTAGTTGTTATAGAATATATGGTTTCGTCTGTGTATCTCAGCAGCCATGTCATCTAGCTGCGCTCCAATAACTACGTTTGTGTTTTCTGTTAAGGACGCTTGCCTAAATGCATCCATACAAAAGAACGTAGTGGAGCCAATACGTCTGGCCTTGCAAACAACAATACGAAGAAAGCCCCTGCTAAACCATTGCCTGTTGACAGCTTCAGCAAGTCTTTGTTGGACTCTTCTTAATTTAACTCTGGCAATTGGCCCATCTTCTGGGGCGATGTGAAGTGGGGCTATGTCGTTTTCAGCAAAGAACGATATGTCAGAAAGGCAGTCTTGCCTAAACTTCTTAACATGTTCACTCTTTACTTCCATACATCTTCTCCAAAGCTGAAGGTAGGGACGTGTCCTCTTCTTTGCTCACAACCGAAGGTCCGATCATTTTATGTATTGGCTCTGAACAAACAAGACGACAAGCGTCCCTGAATCCATCTTTAAACTGTTTTGATGCCATAAGTCTATCTTTTGGTGATAAACTATCATCTGACATTATCTCAGCTTCTACCTTGGCAGCAGCAAAAGTGGCAGCCACAACCGCTCTCACAGACACGCCATGGTCTCGCTCAGCTTCCCATGCAAGCCCAGCAAACATAGCGTCTACTGTAGACTGAGGCAGGTTGCCAAGCTCAATTCCCAGAGTTACCTTCTCAAGCTTATCGTTTTTCTTTTTAGACATTAAGCCTCTAGCTCAATACTTAAAACAAATACAGTGACATCTGTGTCTGTAGTTGCATCTACTGCGGTGTAGTTGGGAGCGCCAAGGGTGTTGCTGTAGGTTAATATCGTGCTGGCATGAGAAGCAGAGCCAGAGCGGTCTCGCATAGAAACAAACATGCTTGTGTTAAAGTTTGTTACGCTAGATCCATTAACCGCCGTTACCAACACAGGATTTGAAAAAATAATAACAGCCGCGCTCTCACTGGCGCTAGCACGATCAATTGTCTGCCCTGTCTCTCCAGCGAGAACAGCAAATGTACGCGCATTAAAAGATTTTACCTTTAAGTTCTCAAACTTACGCAAGTCCTCAGGCAAACGGTAGCTAGTGTTGGTTCCGCTTTTATTGCTTATGGTTAAAGACAATGCAGCATTTAAATAATCCTGAACTAAAGATAAAGCCATTGCACCCTCCTGGTACGGGATCCCTCACGAATCCACTCACAAACACGTATAACACAATTAAACAAAAAACACCCCCTGCAATTATGTCGGGAGATTTCTTTTAAACTTGGCACAGCGTTTGCAATTTATAATAGTTATATATTAATAATATAATACTAGGTTTATTATATTATTATTAATACGATAACTAGTGATTAATATATTAATAAATCCATATATGCACTACCCTCGAAAATAATAACCAAGGAATACCATGAATAACAACAACTTACGCATTGTCTGGCCTGAATCATGGGTTAACAAGGGTTCTTTGGGGAAGGGGAATAGGGGAGTCAAGTATATCGAGGGGGTACCCCTAGGCATTTGGTGTCACCCTTACCCTCGCATATAGTAACTCTGCAGAGAGTTACGGATTCACGTATGGTACCATATATGGTCACTCTGAAACGTATGGTACCATATATGGTCATTTATTACAGGGACCCTAAGACCCCGTGATAAACGCAACACTGGAAGCCGTAGGCCATGAGGTTAACGGAATGCCCCTTTAAACGCCCTTGTGGGTTATAGGTATACCTACCCCTTCCAAAACCCTTTACGCGCACGCACACGCGTAGCCAGGCCCCTTGCGTGTTTCGTCACTTTGCCCGATTATTGGTGACAATTTGCGCACCGATGCACTGCGGTCCAATTGTGCAGTATATCGCCCATATTGGCCAATTCACCTGTGACAATTTGCGCACCCATGCAATAGTGATGCCAGTGCCCACTTGTCCCGAATAGCTGCCGAAACGGCCAATTGACACAACAAAAACCCCAATGATATCAGTGACTTACAACAATCGTTCATCCAGGTCTCCATTATTCTCACCTATTTGGTAAAAGTTGGCATTGGCATTGCAATACTACAGAATTGAAAGGCGGGGAAACCTGCCACGTTCTTTGAAAACTAGACAGCGCGTAACGATAGGGACCTATATAGGAGGCTATCATGAAAGAAAAGAAGACACGCAACGCACGACGCAAAGCGGCCCAACGGCTCCGTAAGGAATGGAAAGGTAACGATGCTCCGAGTGTTGCAACACTAAAGAAAAGGAAGAAGGCAACCCAATGGGTGGGGCTTCAAGATGTGATGCGCGTGGTGTTTGTTCCTGAGTGCAAGAAAACCGTTGCCAATGGTCGCGGGTTTCATCATAAGCACAAACACCACAACACATCGTCGCACGTAGAGCTTGCACGATACGAACGAGAAACCAACAGGATTGCGGACCGTATCGAATACGCATCGGAACCAGTGAAGAAGAGAGAACAATTCAGGACGGGCCTTGTAGTTTACAAGAGAGACCGTCGAACCTTTTAACCTGTTACGCGCTGTCTAGTATTTTTTTTTGTTTCATCTCGTCGCCTGTCCTTTCCTATGAGGGGGGGAGGGGCTACGGGATGTGACTGAAAAAGGAGGTGTTACATGTACTCAGTACCTGAGGATATTTGGAGAAAGGCTGGGGGTGAATGATGAGATTCATAACCAAAGGAAGGCCGTTACCGCCAGCCCCTGAAGGGACTAGGTGGGGCCTGATAAAGGTCAGTGAAGAGGTGATAGTCTCTCACAAGGGTGACCCGTTCGGAGACAACCCGGAACCGTTTTACGGGAAGACGGTTATGATGAAGAAGGGAACCATCGCACGTTGGGTGTGGGTTCTGAAGGAGGTGAGGTGATGGAGTTTATGTCGAGCAGGGCGAGACACCTTTCAGTCCTAGGGCAAAACTTGAAGTTTCGTTCCATTCGAGAACACGCCAAGTACTGCGAGGAAGCGATTGCTGAGCAATACGAGCAAATCAAGTTCCTTGAGAACGAGCTTGAAATACTGAAACGAAGGGTCTTTATGAAAGACCTTAAGTTGGCCAGCCTTTACATGAAGGAGGTAGAGTGATGACCCAGGACAAGTTCAAGAGGAACATCAAGGGTTACCGCAAAGGGGGCAAGGCCTGTCCCTGCTGCATGGAAACAACGAAGAAGGAGTCGCGACGATTGGCACGGCGCCGATTGAAGCAATCCGACAGGAAGGAGATGAGGTGATGACGCTATTTGAAACGAC